AAGACATACCAGAAATAAAAGAACGAGTGATACGCATTGAAGTATTATTGGAACAAGCATTAAATAAATAATACTTTAAATTGAATTCCTCCATAATTTACCTTTAACAATAATAGGTTTAGTTTTAAAAGTTCTATCAATCTCAATAACACGAGATTTTAATTGATTATTCACAAATCGACAAATTTGAGCAGAACTTAATTTAGGAAACTCCCCTCTCATTTTAGCAATGAGAGGTTTTTTCTTAAACTTTAATTCTACTAAACTTGATAAAGATTTCATCAAGTCTTCTTGTCTTTTCTTTTTTAATTGTCGAGGAGATAAAGAAGATTTTACTTTTAGAGTAAAAGATTTTTCTAATTCTATTTTATCTTTTTTATCTTTTTTAATTTTTTCATCTACTGATTGTTCTGTGTAACTTGTCCTTAAAAATAAAGATTCTGGATAAACTAACACACCATTTTTTTCAGCATCCTTTTGTTTTTGATCACTTAAAGGTTGATGGTCATTTGCTATTTTGATTTTTTCATCTTCAGTTTTAGCAATAACTTTTTTACCTTTGTAGTCATAAAAATTAAATTCCTCGTGTAATTCTTGAACCCAACTTTTATTCATCTTCTCCTCCTTGCTCTTCAGCATCTCTTTCGTGTTGATCTAAAACCCAATCAGTAAAAGAAACTGATCTATTTTGACAAACATTCCCTAATAATTGTTGAAGAATGGATCCTCGTGATCCATTCTTTCGTGATATTTTAGCAATACAATCTTTAAATGTGAAAGGTCCTGGAAATGGTAATTCCATTTGTATCGGTTCTGGTTGTATTGGTTCTGGTTTAATTTGATTTAAAATAAAATCAAAATCATTATGCGGCAATGGCATTGTTTTCTCCTTTCTTAACAAGTTCTACTTTGTTTACTTTAAGACTAAGTAAACAACCTTGACCCTCAACACTAGGATCTAAATTTAATGGTATTGATCTCCAAGATAATTTTGGATCATCAACTTTTTTAAGAACATTAACATCAATGCACTCTAATAAGTGATCTCTGTTACCTTTTAGTTCACCACCTGCAAAAAACTTTTGATCTTTTACATGTAGTTTAGCAAGTATCTTTCTCTCTTCGCCATTCTTTTTAGTAAAAATAGCAGAAAAAAATTCTGTACCAATATTTTTTAGTAAGTCTTTCTTTTTCATAATTCCTTCTTTCTAAAATTATAATAAAATAATATACTATATTATATACTAATCAAGACATATCTAATTTACCCCAGAAAACAGCCAAAAATTTAAGTAGCATCTCCCCACGATTTTCCTAAATCACAATCAACTTTACTTGGAACAGATAATTCAACAGCATTTTCCATAATAGAAATAATTTTATTTTTTGTTTCCTCGGTGCCATCAAAACTTAATGTAAGTTCATCATGAATTTGTATAAGAGGAATTAAATTTTCTTTATATAATTCTATCATTGCTTGTTTTGTTTGATCGGCTGCTGATCCTTGAATTAACCGGTTTAAGGCTTTGTAAGTTCCTGCTCGTTGTAAAGTATGATGCTTTCCATATTTTAATTTAGCCTGATCATGAGGAAGAGCTTTAAATACGCCAAAGGTGGTTGGTTCCCACAGTTCAAAACGACATTTTCTACCTTTGATTGTTGAGACGTAACCCTCACTATTGGCGTAGTTTGATACCCTTTTACTTAATTCCTTAACAAAAGGTACCTTGAGATTGTATTCTGATAAAATCTCTTTTGCAACATCAACGTTTACTTGCAATTCATTAGAAAGTTTGTTAACGCCCATTCCATAAAATAAACCTAAATTAATTGTTTTAGCTTGATCTCTACCAATATTCGCTATCTTTGCTACAATACTATGGAAATCAGCATCAGCATTTTTTTGATACTCTTCTACTACTGATTGAGCCCCCTCACATTCTAAACGATGAGCAAAGTGTGAAGCGATGCGTGGTTCTTGTTGAGAATAATCAAAACTTCCCCACACTTCTCCTTCTTCAGGTAAAAATAATCCTCGTATTTGTTTTTTAATTTCTTTATTCCTAGAAGGAAGCTGCTGTAAATTAGGATTAGAATAACTAAATCGTCCAGACACTGTACCTGAAACGCCATCACGCATCTGATGAATACTTGCATGAATACGCCCAGACTCCCCATGTTTTAAAATTGTATCAATAAAAGTAGATTGAACTTTATTAAACTCTCTTGCACTTTGTATTTTTTTAGCAACAGGATGAGAATGATGTAATAAAAAATCTTTCGTAAAACTAGGAGAATTAGTTTTCTCTGTGCGTGGATAATCTATTTTAAGTTTATCAAAAACTTTCGCCACACTTGCTGCAGCCCAAACATCCACAGCAATGCCCGTGTCTGCCAATATACTATCCAGTATCTTCTTTTCTGTATTCTTAAAACTTTTTTTATATCGTCTTGCTTTTTCAACATCAACTCGTACTCCTTTTTTAGTCATTTCAAAAATTATAGGAATAAGATCCATCTCTAATTTATACACACTGAGCAGGCTTTCTTTTTCCATAATAGGTCGCATATGCTGATATAATCGTAAAGTTAAGTCAGCATCCTGCTCGGCATATCCCCCTACAAAAATAGCTGGTAATTTATACATCTCATTTTTTGGATCAATTCCAAACTCACTTGATGCTTGTTTAAGCAATGTTTCATCCTTGTAAGAATTCAACATATCTTTTCCTACCGCACCTAATGCATAAGAAAATTTATTTTCATTTAAAATAGGAGCCATTAACATTGTATCAACAATTGGTCCTTTAACACTAATGCCTTCAGCATAAAGCCAGCCCACATCATAAATAGCATTATGAGCTACTTTAATTGCATCTGTTTGCATTAATTTTTTAAACCATGTTAAAACGCGTTTTTTATCCCAATTAAATCCATTTTCATGACGAATAGGATAGTACCCTTTCCACCCATCAACAGCCACAGCAATGCCTATAATATGACCATTTTTAGTAGTCCATCCAGGACCTGTTGTTTTTAATCCAGGATCATAAGTTTCTAGATCAAATGCAATAACTTTTGCATCTAATAGATCTGGAAGATCTTGAGGTGGTATCCATTCTGATTGTGTAAACCCAAAAGTGTGTTGCATCTTTTACTCCTATCTTTTTTTATTTTGTTCTTTAATATATTGTGCTGTTTCTCTTCCGCGTTTTTCTCCTTCAGATTCAAATGAAATATTTTTTTTATTAGTTCTAGATTCTATTTCACCAGCTATAACTGCATAGGCAGCCATATCAATATAACTATCTTTTTTATGTTGGTTCATAAGGCGTGCTACTTTTACTAATGCCATGCAAATCGCTACATCATGAGGGGTAATTTTTTTTTCTAAAAAAACTGACCACAGATCTGCAATGTTTTGATGATTTTTTACTTTATCGCCGTATTCTTGCTGACGATCTCCCCCAATTAATTTCTTTGCTTCATCTAATAATTCTTTTGAAATCATTCTTCCTCCAACTGTGTACTATACATTCGATAACCCTGCTGTTTTTGAGCTTCAACAATATATAAATTTTCTTTAGCTCTTGTAACAGCTACATAAAAAACACGATGCTCATCATCAGGATTTTTAAGATAAGATTTGTAAACTAAACGACCAAGATCTAGGAGAACAACAACATTATCACATTCCCCTCCTTTAGCTTGGTGGATAGTAGATACTTTAATGCGTGGCTCTCCTTTTATATCTTCTCCTATTCTCTCTAATCTTCTTAAATAAGTAATATCAAAAGATGATACACCACTTAATACTTCCCACCACTCTCCATCTACCAACAGTCCATAATTCTTTTTAAGATCTTTTAATAAAAATAACTTTTTTTCTTCTTCTTTTTTAAATGTTTTAAAACCATGTTTAATACCAATTTTACTTTTTATTTTATTATACAAACTTTTTACTTCCATTAATGATATGCTTTCTCCTTTTTTTAATTTCTTCCACACATCTATAGCATTTAAAATAGTTGTTGACACAGGTCGATGATCCCCTCTTCCATACCAATACCCTTCTTGTAATAAAAAATCTTCTACCATTTCATTACGAATTTTTCTTGTGCGAGATAAAATTAACCAATTTCCTTTCGATAAATCAATGTGGCGTAAATGTGAAATACGAGCCACTCGTCCTTCATTATCTTTAGGGCTCCAAGTTTTAGGACGTCTATTTCTAATACGTGTAATAATATAATTAGCTAAACGATAAATGCGTTGAGGACATCGATATGATTTATCAAGCACCGTTACATTTCCTTTTAAACTAATAAATTTATCCACATCTGCTCCAGACCAACGAAATATTGCTTGGTCATCATCCCCGGCAATGTATGTTTCTTTACTGTGAGAAATTAATTTATCTACCATGTTATACTGAACACGAGGCATATCTTGCGCTTCATCAATAAAAAGCACATCAAACTGTGTTAAAAATGTGTCATTCGTATAATCTACAATCATATCGGTAAAATCATGAAGATTATTTAATTCTTTATATTTATTAATAACACGATTGAGATAATCTAATTTAACCATATTAATAGGTTCAATAGTATTGTGACATTCCTCCTCTAAAGAAATATCTTTAAGTCGTGCTGTATTAATTAAATTAATATATTGATGATTAGAGTTAGTATAAATAGAGTCATCATTTTCGTTAAACACTAAATTAAAACCAATCATTTCAGATAATTCTTTCCAATGTTTTTGTTTCATTAAATTGTCTTCGCTGACAGGTAAGTGACGAAAAGCATAACTGTGAAGCGTTCTAAAGTGAACTAAATCATCTTTACTTGCTTGAAACTTATGACGAGCCCTATCACGAGCTTCGTGAGCCGCCTTACGCGAAAAAGAAAAGAAACCAATCTTATCCCAAGTAATACCTTGCTCTTTCTTTTGTTGGCAAATCTCTAATAATTTAGTTGTTTTACCTGTCCCAGGAGGACCTAAAATAATATTAATCATTCAATCTTTCTTTTTTTTCTCTTCCTCTAATGCAACAACAATATCTAAAGGTCTGTGTAAATTAACACCTTTGGCAGCCCACTTATCTCTTCTTTTTTTCCAACTCTTTTTTATTGTTCCATCTTCATGAATTTCTCCACGCCGTCCGTCAGTCGCTGTTGGTGTTGGCCATAGTTTTACTCTCATCTTATCATCAGGATCAAGAAAGCCTTGACCCTTTTTTATAGCATCAACCGCCACTTTATCCACGAGTAATGCTTGTGATGAAGGCTTCTTACCTTCTAAAAGAGATTTTACTACTCCCTTGTGAGGATATGCCCCTCTGCCCTTTGACCCAGGACAAGGTGTTGGCCACATTTTATTTTCTTCTTCTTGAACTTTTGTTCCAAGTGTATGACCTCTTGTTCCTTTTTCTACTGAAGGAGGAACACCATATCCATCTTTCCAATCTCTAGCTCTTGGTGTCGGCCACAGTTTTTGTTTCTTTTTTTCTTCGGCAATAACTGTTTCTTCCAACATCAGTCTTCTTGGGTTTTTATATCCTGTCGGAGAATGCCTTATTTCCCCTGTTTCAACATAATGATCTATCTTCTTCATATCCCGTGGTTCGTTAGCCGTTGGGGTCGGCCACAGTTTTTGTTTCTCTATTTCCCGGTATTGAACAGCATCTTCTAAAGTATTCGTTAGAGGATTTCTACCTGTCTTCGCCATCGTTTCTGGTTTTCTGGGAGGTTGAAAACTCCTCGCTGCTGGTGTTGGCCACATCAATCGATTGGAGGATACTGAGTCCGATGTAGTAGGGGATTTGGGGGATGAGACTGTTTCCAAGTGATTTAAGTCGGTGAACCCTAGCGGATACCCCATGAGCCACTCGACCCACGTTGGGTTCAATGTCCCACCACCCAGAGGCTTCCTCACTTCTGGATGATTGCCCAACATTTTCTGCATCTTCCCGCCTGGTCTCCCTGCTGCATCCTCGTTCGCTGTCGGTGTTGGCCACATTGGAACTTTCCCTTGTTGTTCGAACACATCCTTCCCCAACATCTTTGTCGCTTCTTCTCTTGTCATATTGCCCTTCAAAACTTGTTTTCTCAATAGTCTCACATTTCCTTCGTTCGGTCTTTGTACTGCTGTCGGTGTTGGCCACATCAAATTCGGATGCTTCACCTGATCGTTGAGTGAGATCGGCATTCCCTTGTCCAGTTTCTTTTTCATTCTCTCCTCTGATGAAGGTCCTCTGTCGCAATGAGCGTCTGGTGTCCTCCATATTTTTACTTCCTGATAGGTCTTGCCATCTAAATTCATTTCTTTGATTAGTTCGGGATTCTGTAATACTCCGAGTGTTGCTCTCTTTCCTAGACCCAGACTCCCATCTTTGTTGTTTCGATTGATCTTGCGTAAATTGCCGTTCTTCGTTATTCGAAACTTGTCGTCCTTCCCAATTATCGCTCCTGCTCCCGCATCCGAACTTACTGGAGTGGGCAATAATCCAGACTCTTTCTCTTTGGTGGTTCGCACCGACGCTCGAAGCTGAAATACTAAACGTCCTTGCGGAGTAACCTTCACTCTCCAAGTTCTTGAGTACGGTGTCGAGACCGAGTTTAATGTGTCCACTAACGTTTTCTCCAATAACCCAAGTTGGTTGCAGCTCTTGGACAAGTCTAAAATACTCTGGCCAGAGATGTCTTGGATCTTCTTCACCTTTTTTTCTACCTGCGACGGAGAAAGGTTGGCAAGGGTATCCTCCTGTAATGATGTCGATTTTTTCTGTGTTGGAAACAAGTCCATCTGATTTGAGTTTGTCATAAGTCAGCTCCTTTATGTCTGTATATTGTTTAACATGTGGCCAGTGTTTTTCTAATACCTTTCTTGGATATTCTTCAATATCACAAAAAGCTACAGTTTCAAAGCCACCAGTCGCTTCTAGTCCCAAACTAAAGCCACCAATTCCACTAAATAAATCTAAATGTCGTAATTTTTTAAAATGGGATGTCATCATCTTCTTTTTCTCCTAAAGTTTGTTTATCTTGTTTTTGTTCTGATTGAAGATTAGGCATCTTCTCCATCATAGGAGGACGCTTAAACGCTGGAATTCTCCATGCTCGTGTTTGTATTTTTTTAGGATATACAAATACATCTTCCCCTCCTAAATCTTTTAATCGTTGCACAATCCATGCTCGTGTTTCTTTAAAACTTTTTGTGTTCTCTAACCATTTACATAAGTCACGCAGCCGAAAGTAAGTTTTACTTTCTTTAGGATCAGTATAGGGTTTTTCCATATCTAGTTCATCAATGTCAAATGACTCTCCTCTTCCTACACAAAACTCCATTAAATAATCTTTAAATTCACCTACTTTAGAAACATCTTCTGGTACATCAATTGCTGTAATACTCTCAAATAAAATAGCTAAATGATCTTCCCAATCATTTTGTTTCATTTTAGGAATATATTTCATTTGTTGATCTGCCACTAATCGTCTTAATCGTGCATGGTACTCAATATTAGTGTAGTCTTTTGTTTCTATAGTTTCAGAATCAAGATCTAAAAACCAAATTTTAGGATGAGAATTTAATGCTCGTAAATTAGAGTAAATAGGATGATCTCCACTAGAGGTACCAATTCCAAATTTTCGTGATTTACATATTCCTTTTTGACATACACTCACAATAGGTTGATCATTGCATTTATAAATATACTTCATCGTGCCATCAGCTTTGTTTGCCCCTACTTGTTTTTGAATAATAGTTACTTCACTCGCTTTTAAAGGGGGATCCATGTAATCACGATTGTATGTTTCAAGTAAATCTTTCCAGTCATCAGGATTAGACATTCGATAAAAAATACCAATGTTAAATAAACCATTGTTTCGTGTTCCTTCTGGAAAACCTTGTGTTGTTAAAACTTGTAAGCATGGTGGACCATCAACTATGTGATCTTGTTTAACCTGAATTGCAATTTTACTGATATCATCACACACATACTTGTCATATAAATCAAAAAATTCTTCTAATGATGCACCATCCCCATTATCAAGAAACGCATACCGTGTGTCGCCATGATAGGGCAAGTTCAACCAAGAACCGGTGTCTTGTTCATTAGTTAATTTTATTTGTTTAGGAAATACTTCTGCTTTTGCATGTCCTAGGTAGGAAGCAATTTCTTTTAATTTTTGTTGAAATAAAGAAGCAGATTGTGGTTGTTTGGAAAATAAAAAAAGATGTGCCCCAAAAGATTTGGATGCACACATTATTAATGGTAATTTGTATTGGCGTACTTTGGATAATATTTTTTTGTGATCAAGTGGGTACTCGTCTATATCAATACAACCCCAAGATGATGTTGCATCGTCTCGAATGGGAACAATACCTAAAGCAGGATACTTTCCCTCTAAATGATTTTGAAACATTTGAACAGTAGGAGGTTTATGGACAGTTCGCATTTGACCATCTCTCTTGCCACTTAATTTGGTTTCAGTAAACTCATAGAACCCATGAGCCCTATCAAGACCTGAAAATATATGTTTAAATTTTTCTACTTTCATATAAATAATAACAACTAGGGGCGAATAATCTTCCGATAGTTCGCCCCTAACCTAAGATATTAAGGTAATTAGGAGCCTAAAACGTTACTATCCGAATTGGGAGTAACATCTTTCATACTCGTATCGTCATTATCATTTACTGCTTCAGGTGCTGGATCAATAGAACCAGAACTTACAAGCTCATGAAAATGATTGGCTTCCTCCACTATTAAAGATGGATTTTTTAAATCATTAACTGAATTAGCTAGTGTAATTTTCCATCCCCACCAGTCATTCTTTTTGTTTTGCTCTTGCACACCTTCCATTTTGTATACATTTGCAAACATAGGTAATGTTGCTAGTGACCCACTCTTGGATTTAATTTTTTGATTCATCATCATTGTATTCCAATATCGGGATTTTTTGTATTGAGTTTTCTGCATAATAATTTGACATCTCTCATAGCTGCCATCATTATTTAATCTTAAAACAAAATACTCAGCCGTTCTTACAATGTAAGTTGGACTGATTGCACCATTAATTTTATAATGGTCTTCACCATCAGCACCTCTTTCTAAAGGAGGGCAATCTTCTGGTTTATAAATTTTTACAGGTGCTCCTGTCCCCTCACCCAGAGGCGACCATTCCACACATCTTACTCTAAACGCACAAGGCACTACAAGAATAGATTTGTAAAAATCTTTAGTAACAGAGTTAAATATATCTCCTTGTTCAAGTCCTTCTACAAACTTGGCATTCGATTTTTTTATCTCTGGAGTTTGGGAACTAGCAATTTTTAAAAATGGAATTGCCATTTCCTGGGCACTGACATTTTCAAACCCAACACCAGCGTGGGTAGAAAAGTCAATAACATTAGTCGATATTTCGCTTTTCGCTTTTTTCGTTACTTCGTTCATCGTTATTTTCCTCGTTTAATTTTCACTTTATTACCCATCCATATACCAAATGTATCGGTAGGTAATGCTTTGCCAGATTTTATTTGTTCACCTATAAAGGCATTCAAGGTCATTGGCTCGACCTTGCGTTTTTGGTCAGGAGCCAAACCATTTTGCTCCAAGTCTTCAATCAACTTCGATGCATTATCGTTTTCCCCTTTCCCAAACCTTATTGACACAATATTTTTTATTAAATCTCCATGACCATTATCTTCTAGCCATGAGAAAGCATCGCTTTCTTTTTCTTTAGTGATGGTGCCTCTATAAAATTCTTTATAACTAACAGCATCACCATTGGTCAATTTTATCTCTTTAACTCCTCGTTGATCCATCAATTGAACTATTGCATCATTCATTTGCATTAGCTCTGCTTTTTTTCTTTTTAACTGATCCTCCAACCCGTTAATCTCGCTTTCAATACTTAAATATTGATTTGATGCGTCAGAAACATCTTTTACTTCTGATATATCAACCGTCTTTTTTTCTTCTTCTGGTAATAGATTTGTAAAATCAACTTTGCCTGTCATAGTTATTCCTTTCATTAATGTCTATCTGTATAGGATAATATGTAAAAGACCTTCGATCATATTTTAAAACTTTATAACGACCACGATTATAATCAGCAGCAACTGAACATGCTAATCCAATCATCGATGGATCGCCTATTAATAACAAATAATCTTTGTCATTAAAATCTTTTAACATCATCTTGGCTTTGCGTACTGCTGGACCCGGAGATAACATAATTTGTTTTCCTTCTTCAAAAATAGGAATTAAACTTCCATATTCTTGAGCAGTAATTACATTAAATTTAGATACCTCTTGGATAACATACACATTTCCTTTGTTTTCTATTTCTTTCATCTTTCTATGGGAGCATATATTATTTTTATTTTATTTATACAAGAAAAATGTTATGGCTTTATCTGATTTTTTAAAAATCATAGAAAGTATGCCGAAATACAAGTACAATTTTAAGACGAAACCTTATAACCATCAGCTTGCTAGTATGGGAGCAATGCTTAATTATTTTTCACAAGGTAATAAAGAGTTTGCTTTATTGATGGAAATGGGTTGTGGAAAAACTAAAGTTCTCATTGATGGGTCTTCTTTTCTTTATGATAATGGATACATTAATAGTCTTTTAGTTATCTGCCCTAATGGTGTTAAAGGAACATGGGTTAAAGAAATTGATACTCATATGCCAGAACATATTGATAGAAATGTTATTGTATGGACAGGACAAAAAACAAAAAAACATGAGGAAGAATTACAAAGTTTATTTTTAACAGAACCCGCAAAAGTTCATTTAAATATTTTAATTATGAATGTTGATGCTTTTGGCACTCAACGAGGAATGGATTTTGCTAGACGATTTCTAATGACTCGCCAAACCTTAATGGTAGTCGATGAAAGCACGGTCATTAAAAACCCAAGTGCGATAAGAACTAAAGCTATTACTAAACTTGGTTTCTTATCGCGTTACCGTGTTATTATGACAGGTTCTCCTATTACAAATTCTCCAGAAGATTTATATTCGCAATGTAATTTTTTGAACCACGAGCTGCTAGGCTTTAGTTCGCTTTACACTTTCCGGGCAAGGCATTGTCAAATGCAGCGTTTATCGTTTGGAGGAAGATCTTTTAATAAAGTGGTGGGATATAAAAATTTAGATGAATTAAATCACAAGTTACAAAAATTTTCATACCGAGTTTTAAAAAAAGATGCATTGGATTTACCTGATCAAGTATGGATGAAAAGAATTGTATCATTAACAAAAGAACAACTTGATGCTTACATGCAGATGAAAAGAACTGCTTTAGTAAACCTCAAGAACGAAACATTGACAACTACGTCAGTGCTAGCCCAATTGATAAGGCTACACCAAATTGTTTGTGGTCATATGGCAACCGATGATGGTAGGGTAATTGGTTTGCCAAATAATCGTATCAAAGAATTAATGGCTATTCTAGAAGAGCATGGTGATAAAGCGATCATTTGGGCTACCTACCGACACGATATCCAGGAAATAGAAAAAACATTACACAAGAAATATGGGACGCGATCCGTGGTCACTTATTATGGTGATACTCCACAAAATATTCGTCAAGAAAATATTTCTAATTTTCAAAATGATCCTGAAACAAGATTTTTTATTGGTCAACCTATGACTGGTGGTAGAGGAATAACTTTGACTGCAGCACATTTAACTGTATTTTATTCTAACAGTTATGATTTAGAAATTCGAGAACAAGCAGAAGCTCGTAATCATCGTATTGGGACAGAGAATAAAGTAACTTACATTGATTTAATTTCTGAAGGAACTGTAGATGAAAAAATTATTTATGCTTTACGCAATAAAATTAATCTGGCAACACAAACATTAGCAGAGGAGGTAAGAAAGTGGCTGATATGATTTGCCCTCACTGTAAAGGAAATGGTTATGTACGATTACGTTTTGAAGGGGAAGAAGTTACTGAACAATGTTGGGTCTGTAATTCGCAAGGGGAAGTGGATGACACCAAACATTTCATCCAAACATGGAGAGAAGATAATGGTAGCAGTGCATACTACTACGGGCCACTGCTTGATCCAGACAGTTTCAAAGAACACAGAATACATAAAGAAAAAAAAGTTTAGCAAGTAATTGCTTACAAATTCCAAGTGGGGGTATTTCCTCCTAGTTTATTACCTACCACTTGGACCATTTATATATTGTATATTAACAAAAATTTACTTATAATTCGCTTAATTTGTAAAAAGGCAAAGGTTATGTATGTTATTACCTAATAGTCCTATAAGAAAAATTCATCAATGTCCAAAATGTGGTGATGTATCTTTAAAATTCTACGATCCTAGTCATGATAAAGTTATTAATAAAGAAGAGTGGCAAAGTATTTTAGTAGAAGGAAAAGAGGCTTTAGAAAAAATCCTAAAGCCCCTTAAAGAAGATCCTAAGTTTTTTATTGATTAACTTGTTTTGAATCCTGAAATATTTTATTATATGTAACTTCAACTATCATTTCTAATTGCATTGGTTTAGATAACTTTGATCGTTGACAAAGTTTCTCTAATAACTTTTTAGTTTTTGTAGTTATTTGTTGATTGTAATGTGTTTGTCCTTTAGTCATGTTTTCCTTTCTTACTTCTTCTCCAAGAAAAAATAAAATTACTAATTGCTCTTTTCCATTTTGAATCGAATATTCGTAAATGAATTGGATCTATATAAAAATTATGATCTGATTGCTGGTACATAGAAACCCATAAACAGTATAAATAACTTCGTGGAATAGGATTTTTTCTACTCAACGATTTTTTATATTTAGTGGCTTTCTCGATAAGCTCTTTATCTTTTTCTACTGTAATGGGAGGATATGTTTTATTCCCCACAGTAACAGTAACCATTGGAGTATCATTATCAATAATACTAAATTGTGGTTTACCTATCATGATGCCCTCCTATCTCCTCTATTATATCTTACCAGAGATTGACCTAATCGTCTAACTCCTTGTTCAGCACAAGCCATTCCAAATTCTTTAGAACATTTTCCTGAACAAAAATAACCTCCTTCATGATAATAAC